TTCTACACGGTTGACACTTTGCGCCTTGTAATTGCTGTCGATGATATAAACCGTCTACTTCCAGATGTTATCCCTAATCCTACTAATCACATAAAAGATAGAGTTATTTTTCAAAATCACGTCTTCACTCCTACACGTGTAAATCCACGTGGTAGATATAAAGAGAGATACTCAGTTGTTACAGTTGACCTAAATCAGGTAAATGCAGAAGAGTTGGTCAACGACCCTCAATTTCAACAGTACACAGAATAAGGAGAGCACATGGATTTTGAGCCAGAGTTAGACCCAGACCTCTTTGATGAGGCTTTGTTAGATGAAATTGATGATGAATTAGAAATGGCTGAAGACTACAATAGCCATTACAACGACGAAGACGACCTAGAAGAAGGGGATGTGTGATGGCTAAAGCAACTTCAAAGCAAAAAGGTAAAGTTGAAAAAGTAATGCGTGAGTACAAAGAAGAAAAACTTAAGTCTGGAAAAAAGGGTCCAGGAAAAGGTCCAGTAGTTAAATCACGCAAACAAGCCGTTGCTATCGCGATGAGCGAAGCAGGAATGTCAAAGAAGAAAAAGTAATGCGACGTAAACAGACCGCAGGCGCTCGCGCAGGAAAATCCCCTCAAAAGCAAGTTCGTACCTCTATAGCAGAAGACAAGTACGAATCAGGCGGCGCAGGATTGCGCAAAAAGAAGGGCGGATATGTTCGTAAGCCAAAGCCGCCTATCCGTTACAAACGAAAGAAGATTGCTGACGTATGAAGACCGTTAAAGTCGATGGAATAAAGCACACTGTAAAAAAGAACAAGAAGGGCGACGTTATCGTCGACCATGAAGCCAAGGCTAAGGCTGGTAAGTGGGACAAGATTAACCTGACTAAAAAAGGTGAGTCTAAGACAATTAAGCAGGGTGTTAAGGCTGTCAAAGACTGGCACAAAAAGAACCCTCACAAGAAGGAAAAGTAATGGCTAAAAAATCTGACCCATGCTGGGACGGTTACGTTCAAGTAGGCATGAAGATGAAGAACGGCAAGAAGGTACCTAACTGTGTTCCCGACCGTTCTGGCAAGAACAGAATAGCAAAACCCACAAAACAGAAAGCAGGTAAAAAATAATGTGTGCTACATGTGGATGTATGAAGCCAAAAGACAAGCATGGCGAGAAGACCCTAGCCGCTGCTAATAAGAAGTATGCAAAAAAGAAAGATGACAAGAAAAAGGAGAAAAAGAAGTAATGGCTCTCTCCTGTAAAATGAGAAATTGCAAGTGCAAGTGCAGCATCTGCAAGAAGGGGAACTAATGAAGAAGTTATCTCCTAAGCAGAAAAAAATGGCTGCTCTTGCTGGAAACAAAAGCAAGATTGATGCACCTGATTTAAAGATGCTTCGTGCCTCTAAGGGTAAGAAGCAGACTATGCCAAGAAAGAAAGGCATGTAATGAAGAAGCCTCCTATGAAGGGTACGTACACAAAGAAGTCTGATGACAAGATGGATGCGTACCTAACCAAGAAGGCTGGGCTTGATAAAGAGCAAAAGGAAGATTTCGAAAAGAAAGATACCGCTCACGGCAAAAAGAAGAAGCCAAAGACCCTTCAAGAAGATGTCAAGATTGATAAGAAGATTATCAAGGGCATAAAGAGCAAAGAAAAGGCTCACGAAAAGAAGGAAGGAAAGAGAGGCGAAAAGGCGGAGGAAAAGCGGGAGAAGAAAGAAAAGAAGTAAGAGTTAGGCCCCTTAATTGGGGCCTTTCTTCTATCCTTGTCTTATCGGAACTCCGTGCGGACTCCGTGTAGTGCCCACTACTTGCGACAAAGGGGATTATGATGGCTTGGAAGCCTTGGTATGAGCGTGCTGCTGAATTGCAGAACGCTGCAGAAGTTGAAGAGTTTATGAAGGGCGTGTTTGGTCAACGTCCAAAACTTACGCAACCAATTGTTGCTGGTCTTGTCGCAGGTTATGCAAGTGGTAAAGCCGCTGAAAAACTTGTGAAAAAGGCCAAAAAGAAGTGACCTTATCTAAATTTAATAATGCAGTTAAAGCCGCTAGTCATGAGACTACAAGGCTTATGTCTGCACGTCTTCGTTCGGAAGCACAGGCCAGTGGTTGGCCTTCTCGTGTATCACGTACATTGCACGTCAAGCACGGCAATGATGGCTTTGAAGCGCATGTCTCAAACAAACACTATGAGACCGCGATGAACCTAGAGTATGGCACCCCAAGTACACAGCCTACTGCTGCTGTTCGTCGCTTTAAAAACAGACAAGACGAATCAGAGCATTTTTTTCTTGGTCGATTAGAGAAACACTTTGGTGACCTATGAGTTTTCTATTAGCCGAAGACGAAGCAGTCCGTAATCTATTGCTTGGTATGACTGTTACAGACCAAAAATCTGTTACAGAAGAAGGCTCTACAAGAAACGTAGGTGTATGGTTTGGGCAACCTGACCAAGAACTTACAGAGCAAAAGTACCCTTACATCACCATCGACATGGTAGACATCGCAGAAGACTTCTCACGTGCAATGCGTGGAAAAGTAAAACCAACTTACTACGCTGACCCATCAGTTATGGTGCAAGGTGCACAAGGAGTTCAACAAGTTAACTACGATGATGACGTTCACAACTGGGACATGGATTTTCCAATACCTGTCAATATTGACTATCAGTTAACTACCTATTCTCGTCAACCACGTCATGACCGTCAACTTTTGGCTCAACTGCTCTACACAAAAATTCCACTTCGATTCGCAATCCTAAACACAGGCGCTAATACCGCTTTGGGAACGACTCGTCGTTTGGATGTCCTAGACATTGCAAAGCGTGATGTTTCGGAAAATGGCAAACGTTTGTTTGTCAATGCAATAACTGTGCGTGTCTCATCCGAGATTGCGCAGTCCACCTTCAATAAACTATATAAGGCGCTCGAACTCAATATTACTGGTGTGTCGGATACAGAGAGTAACCAAAACTCTCGTGGTCCATTCACCATGATTGACCCGATTACTATAACTGCACCATAAGGAACCCCTTCACTTTAGTTAGGAGAAATCATGGCTTATAGCCGTCCAGGCGTTTACATCAGTGAACGTCTTCTACCATCAGCAATCCCTGCTGGCGTTAGCGCCGATGCTGCTGGTGCCGTTGTTGCTACATTTGCACAAGGTCCAGAAGCAACAACGCTTGTTACTTCATGGTATGAATTTACCAAATATTTTGGTGGATACAATGCCTCATATCCAGCGACATTCCAAGTTGGCTCATTCTTCGCCAATGGAGGTCGTGAACTTTACGTAAAACGATTACTAGCAGCAGATGCTGTAAAGGCTGACGTCAATCTAGTTGATAGCGGAAGTGCTGCTCAAGTAGAAGTTTTAGCAAAGAATGCGGGAACTGATGGAAACAACCTTCGTGTTGTTCTTGAAGCAGGACAAGTGTCTGGAACATACACCCTGACCCTATACAAAGAGTCTGGAGCATCAGGAATTTCTGATGACATTCTATTAGAACGTTATGAAAACATCGTTTTTGATGACGATACTTCAAGCGATTATGCTGAAACCGTTATCAACGTAGTTTCGCCAAACATCACTGTGACAGTAGACGGAGGATACGCAGGACAGACCATCACTTCTGCAACCTACCCACTAACTGGGGGAAGTAATGGAACTACTCCAACTTCTGCAGACTACTTAACTTACAAGGGAGGAACTTCTTCAGTTTTTGAACGATTCTCAACTTTAGAGCGTCCACTTGTAATCTTTTTGCCAGATGCTAACGTGTTGGCTTCAGGTACTGCTTCAGTCTACGATGCAGCATCTTCTTGGTCTGAAGAACACAACGGCTTTGTAGTTGTTGACACAGATGCAGACCTAACTGTTCTTCAAGCAATTTCATTTGCTGCCAGCCTAACAGATACTAGTAATGCTGCTGTCTACTACCCACACTTCTACACCTCTGACCCACTAGGTCGTGGTTCAGGTGCATTGCGTAGAATTGGTCCAGCAGGTGCAGTAGTTGGGCTTTACCTTACAACTGATGCAACACGTGGCGTATTTAAGGCTCCAGCAGGTATTGGAACTCAGGTTCTAGGTGCTGTAGCAATGGACCGCACATTTTCTTCAACTGAACTTGACTCTATGAACGCATCTACTTCTCCAATTAATCCGATTCGTCAGATTCCTGGTGCAGGACTTTCAGTAATGGGAGCACGTACCCTCAAGCAAGATGGAACAGCAAACAAGTATGTAAACATGCGTCGTTCGCTAATCTACATCCGAAAGAACCTAAAGAATCTCACAGAGTTTGCAATCTTTGAAAACAATGATGAGCGTCTCTGGGCACAGGTTCGTACATCGCTAACAGCATTCCTCTCTGAGTATCGTAACCAGGGTGGACTTCGTGGAGCAACCAACGCACAAGCATTCTTTATCAAGTGCGATGGAGAAAACAACACCACGACATCGATTGCAAATGGAGAAGTAAACATTCAGGTCGGTGTTGCTCTCCAGTATCCAGCAGAGTTCGTTGTCATTGACCTAAGTCAAAAGACAGCAAACTAACCCGAAGGAGAAACCTCTAAATGCCAACAATTATCAATAATCGGTCGACGCTTATCACTGACCCGTTACGTAACTTTAGGTTCTTGGTAACCTTTATCCCACAGGACAACAACAACACAACTCTCAATGGGTTGAAGTCAGCAACCTTTGGATTTACGTCGGTATCAGGTATGTCGGTGACGACAGACTCTATCCCTTATCGTGAAGGTGGTTACAACACCACAGTCCACCAGATTCCTGGTCAGACAACTTTCACACCAATCACTCTGCAACGTGGTGTCCTTCTTGGCTCTAAGCAGAACTGGGATTGGATGCGTAATCTCTTCTCAACAGTTGCTGGTGGCGGTTCATTACGAAGCGTCTCTCAGAACTTTCGTTGCGACCTAGAGATTCAAGTCTTATCTCACCCAATCCCTGCAGCCTCCGATGCTGCTGGTGATAACGCATCAACCACTGACCACACAGCAATGCGTTTCCACGTGTACAACGCATGGCCAACAGCAGTGGCATACTCTGACCTCAATGCAGGTGACAACGCACTATTCGTAGAACAGATGTCTTTGGTTCACGAAGGGTTCGATGTTAACTGGGCTCCAAACCTAACCACAAACGCACCAGACTTCTAAAAGGAATATAAATGACGAAAACAATTAGTGCAGCGGTTAATCCCGCATTGGCAAACAACCTTATTCAACAGGCTATGGCTGAAACAAAGCCAGAACAGTCAGAAGTAAAAATCATTCCTCCTTCGGATAACGTAGTGACTCTCCCTGGCGGCTACATCAACGCCGCTGGGGAGGTCATTACTGAGGCAGAAGTGCGGGAATTAACTGGCGCTGATGAAGAAGCAATCGCAAAAGCGTCTGATGTAGGGCGTGCTCTATTAATCATTCTGCAAAGAGGAACAGTAAGAATTGGTGAAGAAAAAGCCACAGAAAAAATTCTTGACCAACTTCTTTCAGGAGACAGAGACACTCTTCTCCTTGCAATTTTCAAAGCAACATTTGGACATAGTACGGAAGTTCCTGTGTTTTTTGGAAATGAGTTAAAACAAGTAGAAGTAGACCTTGACAAAGAAATTAAATTTAAAGTTCTTGTAGATTCAATTAATGACCGTGTTTTTACCGTAAAAGGAAGAAAACATGAGTACACCGTGCAACTACCAACAGGAGTTGCGCAAAAAGAAATGATTTTAAATTCAGACAAAACTTCGGCTGAGTTAACAACGATTATGCTTGAGAATACCGTAATGCAAATTGACGGTTCTCCAGTATTGACAAAACAACAAGTGAGAAACCTAGGACTGGTGGACCGAAAAGCAATTGTTGATGAAATTAATTCACGCATTCCTGGTCCTCAATTCGACGACATTACTGTGGAAGACCCCGACACGGGAAAAGAGGTACTAGTTCCCGTTAATTTCGGGACCTTATTTCGATTCTAGTGTAACCCCTTACAGCACACTGCTTTCAGAGTGGACAGTGCTTACAGGAGAGTACAGAGGATGGACATTAACGGAGATAAAGGGCTTATCTCCTAGAGAACGTAAGAACTGGATAGAGATAGCCAGTCATTTGAGTAGAAAGGATTGATAAATGGCAAACAAAATGCTGTCAAATATTCAATCCTTGACTAGTGGCGTTTCAACACTGACCCAAAAAGTAAATGAACTCTACGCTGCCGTTGAAAAAGTATCTGGAGTTACCGAAGGGGTTGTTGGTGGCGTTCAGGGAATGCTCAAAACTAATGGCGGTGGAGCGCACCTAGCCACCGCTACTACTCGACCAGGAACTGGAGCCGATGGTGCTCGTTTTGCTGCTGGTACAGGCGCAATGCCTACCTATCAAAACATGCAAAACAATATGGCTAAGTTCTCT